GAGCAAACCTTTAGCAATTTTTACCCTGCAAGCACTGACGCTGCTGACATCATCGCATTTGTGATTGATGATCCAATGGTTGTTTTTGAGATCCAAGCTGCTATAGCTTTCCCAATTGCTGACTTGTTTGGTAACTTTGATATTGTCTATACGACTGCTGGATCTACCAAAACTGGCATTTCTGGAGCTGAGCTTCAAGTCACGGATGGTGGTACTGGCTTAACTTTGTCAGTTAAAGCAATAGACATATCTCAAGACCCAGCAAACTCAGACGTAGCCGCCGCACACACAAACGTGTTGGTAACTATCCAAAACCACCTGTTCGGCATCAAAGGCGCAGGCTTAGCATAAGGAGCTAAATAATGGCTATCTCAAGAGCACAACTAGCTAAAGAGCTAGAGCCGGGCTTAAACAGCCTGTTCGGTATGAGCTACGACAGCTATGACCGTGAATATGAGGAAATATTTTCTGTAGAAGACTCTCAAAGAGCCTTTGAAGAAGAAGTTCTCATTACTGGTTTCGGTAATGCACCAACCAAAACTGAAGGCCAAGGCGTTGTCTTTGACAATGCTACTGAGTCTTTCACCGCACGTTATACCCACGACACCATTGCGTTAGCGTTCGCGCTCACCGATGAGGCGGTTGAAGATAACTTATACGATTCGTTAGGTAAGCGATACGTTAAAGCTTTGGCTCGCTCTATGGCAAACACCAAAGAGGTCAAGGGTGCTGATGTACTGAACAATGCGTTCAGCTCAAGCTTCACTGGCGGTGACGGCGTGTCTTTGATCAACACAGCTCACGCACTTGCTGGTGGCGGTACTGCCGCTAACCGCGCAACGTCAATGGCTGACTTGAACGAAACGTCTTTGGAAGATGCGCTGATCGACATCAGCACATTTACTGATGACAAAGGTCTAACGATCTCTGTTCAAGCGTCTAAGCTTGTTGTTCCACCTCAGTTGGTATTTGTTGCTGACCGTATTTTGAACTCTACTTTGCGTTCTGGTACTGCCGACAACGACATCAACTCAATACGCAACACGGGTGTATTACCCGGCGGTTACACGGTAAACCATTACCTGACTGACCCAGATGCGTTCTTCATCTTGACCTCAGTAACTGACGCAGGCGAAGGCTTGAAGATGTTCCAGAGAACAGCGATGGAAACTACAATGGAGCCTGATTTCACTACAGGTAACATCCGTTACAAGGCCCGTGAGCGTTACAGCTTTGGCTTTAGTGACTGGCGTGGCATCTACGGCTCACAAGGCGCGTAGATACCAAGCAATAAAAAAGGGGGCTTATGCCCCCTTTTTTTATGCCTTGTTTTAACCGCTTACGCGGCTTCCGCTTCGTTGAATTTAGCCTTGGTAGGGCGCTTGAAGAAGCCAAACTTCTCATCGTCCTCTGATGGCTGGATGGTTGCTGAGAATGATACTGAGCGACCTTTGACGTTCTCTAGCTTAGATGGCACTGAACCCCAAACCTTGAAGCCTCGGTCATCTTGAACCAACATCTTGAGAGTTGACCCGTACATGGATTCCTGCCATTTAGTGGTAAGAACGATACCGCTGATCTCAATCTTGCCTGTAGGGCATGATTCGGCAGTGGCGTAGATAGCGGCTTGCTCTGCCTCTCTAGCTTCTTGAGCCGCACGGCGTGGAACCATGATGAAGTCCTCAACCAACTTAGCAGCTTCAGAACATTTGCTGGCAACATAAACGTGGCAAACCAAATCACCGCGAGCCTCAAACACCTTGCCGGGCTTGATCATTAAAACGCCCTCTAAGGATTTGGCGAGCTTGTCAGCCACTTCAGCCTCAACGTAATCTATACGAAGCACGGGGCCATCAAATGCAGCCTCAAAACGGTTTATTCCAAACAAAGGGGCTTTTCTGTCTTCGGGCAGGAACTCGCCGCCCATGCAGGTCTTCTCAAAATCTTGCACCTCAAAGCCATCCGAGTCAAACCACCACCAACGCCAAATGTAGCCATCGTGTGGCGCGTGGAGCTTACCGCCGCTACCCTCTACTGGATACGCGCCGTTGGACTCAATTAGGTTTGCCAGCCGCGTTGCGCGTCCCTTAGCGGCAGCGGCAACTCGCGCATTTTGCGCTTCCATCTTTTCAGATACTGCTTTTACTAAATTTTCCATCATCATTCTCCGTTGTTATGCGTTCATTATACCTATCCCGTGTCTATGTGCAAGTCTGTATACACAAATAAATGAAAATAACTTAACTTTTTTTTATGATGATATTGGCATAGACTGGTGGCCTGAGATCAACTCAACCCTAGAAACCAGCTCAGTGGACGCTTACGAAGATTCTGGGGTTTAACTCTCGTAAGGAGAATTTAAGATGGCGAGTACAACTTTCAATGGAGCAGTACGCTCCGAAAACGGTTTTTCAGACGTTACGATAGCTGCCAAAACTGGCACAGTAACCACTAACAGCACCTACGGCACAAACGCCTCTATAGGCGGCACCCTTAACGTAACTGGCATAGCAACCGGCACATTTATACAACACGTTGGTTTTGCTTCTGGCGTTACTGTAAACAGCACCGCAGGTGACAGCCCTACTATTGGTACTTTTGTGCAGCCAGCAAATACTATTATCACTAACATAAAAATATTTTGCGATGTTGCTCCAGTCATTGGGTCAGGTGATATTGGTTACGAAGTTGGTACATCTTCTTCTGGCGCACAAATTGTTGCGACTCAGGCAGACGAAATCTTAGATGCTGGTACAACTGTTGTTGCTCACAACGTAACGATCACTGAACTAGTGCTTCAAACACAAGATGGCACAACAGCCCCAGCTTCTGTTCAATACACAGACGCAGCGCGTAACATCTTCTGTAACATTACCAACACGGTTGATGCTACAACGGCGGGATCGTTTACCTTTATCATCGAGTACGTTCAAATCGCGTAAGCAATTTTGCTGGGGCGGCAACGCCCCTTTTCTTTATAGGAGATTGTTATGACGTATATGGCTTCGGACATAAATGCGTTAACTATTAGCGATGAGGTTGCCGCAGACGCAGACTTTATTGTTACAGCAGCGCGACCAAACACCACAGCTACTTTAGCAAATACTTCGTTTGCTTCAGGTGGCGCTAGGATACTTGCTGTTGCTACAGCAGGCACAAGTGATAATGGCAAAACAACTACGATCACAGGCACTGATGTATTTGATAATGTTGTATCAGAAGTTATTACATCTACAGGTTCTGCTGAGTCAGTAGCTGGTGAAAAATATTTTAAGACTGTTGCATCTGTTGTTTGTTCTGCACAATATGCAGGCAACATAACTGTAGGTTCTACTGCAAGCGCAGCACAAGCTGCTCAAGGATCAAACAGAGTTAGATTAAAAGGCTTGTCTGTTGTCTCTGGAGGCACTGCTGGAATTGTTGAGTACATAAATGGTACTCCAGAATCAGGCACAACTTTGTTTAAGTCTCGTACCATAGGTACAGATAACGCGACTGTAGATAGAAGCATACCTTCTGAAGGCGTTTTGTTTAAAGATGGATTATCAACAAAGTACACTGTTGGCACGGTAGATATGATTACCTTGTTCTTTGCTTAGGGATTATTTATGGCCACTTCAAGCAGCAGAGATTTTGAGCCAGATGTAGCGGAATATATCGAGGAAGCATTTGAAAGATGTGGCCTTGAGTTTCGTACTGGCTATGATGGCGTAACAGCCAGAAGATCACTTAACTTGTTGTTTGCTGATTGGGCTAATAGAGGGTTAAACCAGTGGACTGTTGCTAACACCACAACAACCCTAACCCAAGCTGCTGAGTTTATTGATTTAACAACATCAACGATTGATGTCCTAGATGTTGTAATTAGACGCACAGATGGCTCAACAACCACTGACATATCAATGGATCAAATTGGCAGGTCTGAGTACTGGAACCTTCCAAATAAATCTACTCTGTCTAGACCGACACAATGGTTCTTAGATAAGCAAATTACTCCACGCCTTTACATTTGGCCAGCATCTGAAAACGCTACAGACCAATTGATTATCAATCGTCTTGTTCGTATAGAAGATGCTGATGCTAGTGTGAATACAGTAGATATTCCTTTTAGATTCTACCCCTGCTTGGCTGCTGGTTTGTCTTACTATATCGCGTTAAAGAAAGCTCCAGATCGTGTTCAGTTGTTAAAGACTTTATATGAAGAGGAGTTTTCTAGGGCTGCGGACCAGGATCAAAGCAGAGCATCTTTAACGATCTCTCCTGGCCTTAGATCTAGGATAGCCTAATGGCTTTTGCCTCTGGCAAGCATGCAATTGCCATATGCGACAGATGTGGATTTGAGTATAAGTATTTAAGCCTTAAGCGAGAGTGGACTGGGTTTAGAGTTTGCTCTGAATGCTTTGAAGTAAAACACCCGCAGCTTGAACCAATAAGTCACATTGCTGACCCTGAAGCGTTAAGATTCCCAAGACCAAGCGCATCCGCTACTTCTGTAGCTGGTGCCGGTGTTGTAAGAACAATTGATGCAAATCAAATGATGTCTACTACTGGCGATGTAATTGGATCTGAGTTTAGTCAAGATGCCGCTACAGGCGAAATTGGAACAGTAACGGTGGCCATAACATGAGTTTTACATTAGCGACATTAAAGTCAACAGTTCAAGACTATTGCGAAACAGCAGAAACAACTTTTGTTGCAGACCTTCCTACGTTTATTAAAGAAGCTGAAGAGCGAATATTAAAGAACGTAGAACTGCCTGTGTTTAGAAAGAACGTGACAGGCACTGCGACCACAGACAACCCATACGTTTCTACACCATCTGATTTTTTAGCACCGTATAGCTTTGCTGTAATATCAAGCAATGTGTATTCATATCCTTTGCTTAAGCACGTTTCTTTTATAAGAGACTATACGCCAAACGCATCAACCACTGGTTTGCCAAAGTATTATGCGTTGTTTGATGACACTACATTTCTTGTAGCGCCTACTCCTGATGCTGCCTACACCATAGAATTGCACTATAAGTTTAGGCCAGCATCATTGACCGCTGGCGCAGAAAGCGGAACAACCTGGCTATCCGAAAATGCACCAGATGCCTTGTTGTACGGTACACTTGTGGAGGCAGCAACATTCTTGAAGGCTCCAGAAGAGGTTGCTCAGTACGAACAAAGGTTTATATCAGCGACATCAGCCCTCAAGAAGCTTGGTGAGGGATACGGCGCTCGTGAAGAATTTAGATACGATATTTCTAGGGGATAACATTGTCATTTTTTAAAGCTCCACAACTTAAGGTCGGTACAGTATCGGTAACGACAACAGAGAATGGAGGGCATGATGTAGAGTTCTGGTCAGAATCTGCATCAAATAAAATTGTAAGTGTTGGGGGGGATTGTCATCCTGTTATTGCAGATCAAGCTGTTGCTTTTAAGGATGCCGTCAATAAAGTTATTGCGTACTATATGAAAGAAGCAATTAAGAGCGATAGGACTACACTTATTGCTGAATTTGAACGTCAAGGCCATAGGAATATGGCAGACATAATTAGGAGTCTATAATGGCTATTACAACCGCGCTTTGCACTAGCTTTAAAGTTGAGATCTTAAAAGGCGTTCACAATTTTACTGCTGCTGGCGATCAGTACAAACTTGCTTTGTATACAAGTTCTGCAAGTTTAGGTGCAGCTACTACTGCTTACACAAGTACTGCCGAGGCGAGTGGCACAAACTACACTGCAAAGGGTGCGTTCTTAACGTCTATAACTCCTGTTGCTAGTGGTACTACTGCTCTTGTTGACTTTGCGGACCTTACCTTCTCAAATGTTACGATTACAGCAAGAGGCTCGTTGATTTACGGTGAGGCTATATCTGGCGATCCTAGCGTATGTGCTTTAGATTTTGG